AAACATGTCTCAATTCAATAACAACAAAGAAGAACAACAAACTGTATCTGGCTTCCGTGGGGATTACAGAAAACCACGAGGAGAATACAACCGTGATTCTAGGAATTATTCAACACAAAGATACAACAACCGAAATCCAAGAAGGTTTAATGATAATCGTGGTGGTAATGGACAGCGGAATTTCCAGAGAAGACCAGGTTATCATAACAACGAGCGAAGAGGCAACAATCGTCGTTTTAATAATTCTAACTGGAAAGGTGGTTATAACAAGCGACCTTCTAATAACAGAAAGCGTGTTGTTAAAGATAACGATGGATGGTCTACAGTTCAAGGTTCCAACAACAATAGTCGTTTCAATAATGTAAAAACAAATTACGCTCCTATGAAGCCAAAAAAGGTTGTCAATAAGTTTAATTTATTGGAAGAGACCACAGTAAAAAAAGAAGTGAAGGGTATTCCTAAGGTTGTAAAAAAGAAGCCAGTATTACAAGGAGCATGGGGAAAAGGTATTAGTAATGCTGTGAAGGAAGATGTTAAATTTGAAAAAAAAGTAGTAGAAGAAAAAAAAGATGATGGTATGCTAACGCTTAGCAATGATTTAACACAGGTTCAAGATGATGCAACGAAAAATTCAGCTTACTTATTTAAACCATTGGGAAAAAATATAAAATGGGGAGATGTAGCAATGGATGAAGATGAAGATGATTATTATAGTGATGATGATTATCAAATGGATTGTAATCAAAGTGTTTCCTCACATGATTCAAGTGATTATTATGACGAATATGATTATCAATATTAATATAAGAAAACAAATTAAAAAAGAAAAACAGAAAAACAAATAAAAAACAGAAAACAAATAAAAAGAAAGGTGTTCTTACACCTATTTTTTATATATTTTATAAAAACAATCTAAATGTATTTTTCTTCAATAATATAACTTATTAATGTCCTCAGCAAACCGTATTCAAAAAGAATTATCATTACTAATTAAAGATCCACCAGACAATTGTAGTGCCGGTCCGGTAGATGATGATATTTTTCATTGGAAAGGAACGATTATGGGTCCAACAGAAACTGTATATGAAGGAGGTGTATTTAATTTAGACATACAATTTCCAAAAAATTATCCATTTAAACCACCAAAGGTAAGATTTCAAACAAAAATATATCACCCAAATATTAATAGTGGAGGATTTATATGTTTGGATATATTTAAAGATAACTGGAGTCCAGCATTAACTATTTCAAAGGTGTTGTTATCTATTTGTAGTTTATTGACGGACCCGAATCCAGATGACCCGCTTGTGGTTGATATAGCAGATGAATATGTAAACGAACGAGAAAAATACAATGAGACAGCAAAAACATGGACACAAATTTATGCTAGTCAATAACGAATTCGGTATTTATTGTAAAATATTTTATTTATTATAATAAATGAAATGTTTTAAAAAAAATAACAAGTGCTTTCCAATTACAACATTAAATAATGATGTATTTGAAAAAATAGACTTACATGATAAATCCAAAATGCCAGAACAAGGCTGGATTCATTCATGTGTTAATTGTGGATTATACACTGCTTCTACTATATTATTCAATCGATCTACTTATATTAATAAACAGTGTGAATTTTGGTTTTACTTATGTAAACATTGTAATCATAAAATTTCAAATAGCGTGAAGGATTATATTGTTTTTAGTAAGCGATGTTCTAAAAAGGTTAGAAAGTATAAAATAAAAAATTTAAAATTAAATTTGGATCAAGGACATACTGATTTTGAAGCAGAATTACCAGAAATCTCCATTTCATAATTACCACAAGCTCGTCTTGCTTTTACACGTGCAATTTGATCACTAGCAGATATCATTTTATCAGCAGTATTTACTTTAACATCACAATTAATAGCAGCGGATGTTTTATTTTCCAAATGTTGTTTACTACTGGATTCAGGCATTCTTTTAAATGTTGTTTTAGGTTCTACAAACTGCCTTATTCTTGTTCTATATAAATTACGATAAGATTGTTGAAAGATTGGTGTTTTAGCATAATTACTACAACATTTACTTTTATTTACACCAGTGTTGGTAACTGCTAATTTAAATCCACCACCACTAGCATTTACAGTATTGTGTCTTGTTTTATTATCAAGTTTTCTTTTCAAAACATAAATGGACATTATAATGTAATATTAGAAAATAATATTACATTATATCTATTAAAATTGCTTTTATTTTTGTACCAAAGATATAAATTATTCAAAACTATAACAAACAACAAATTAATTACAAACAAACTAAAATGACTTCAATGACTATATTTGATAAAAACAGCAGTAACAAACATGGCATATCATTATGTATACCATTTGTGTTTAAACATATCACAAAGGAAAAGATTTTCGCGGTGATACGTTCTCAACGAGTTGGTCATATTGAGAGGATTGATATTGTCCAAAAGGACGAGAAACACAATAAAGTGTATATTCATTTTGCTAGAAGCAGATGGGGAAATCCATCAAATATTCAGTATTCGAAAGATGTATTGTTAAACCTTCAATCTGATATTCCATGGATCGTACCATATTCAAGATATGGTTACTGGAAATTGTGGATATCGGAGTCAGAAAAACCGGAAAACATGGATGTGGCACTAACAGCTCCTCGCGTTAAACGAAAAGAATGTATCGATTTATCAGAAACTAAACCAGTTCCAAGTTCTATTCTATTGAATTTAAATGACCCAATACAAGCAAGAATAGCATCTACCTCTCCTCCCAGCAATTCATACTACCAAGTAGTGGCGTAATTAAAATATAATTAATATAAATAAAACTCAAACAACCATTAAAAAAATAAAAAATATAAAAAAAAATACAACCTCACGGTTTTTTTTCTAACAACCATAAAAATTCTTTTGTTTCTTTTTTTGTTTCTTTTCTTTTATAATTAGCAATACCTTTTAATTTATTATATGTTTTATGAGTTACTGGTATTTTTTCTACACTACCATATTGCTTTAATATTTTATCCAATTCTGTTAATGGAATAATACCACCATTATTATATGAAATTAAAATATATGTTGAATTTGTATTTTCTATTAGATTTTTAAATGCTGATTGTGCCTTTTTTTTACTACAATAATTAGATTTTAACCAATTTTTAGGTTGTCCTCGATAGGTATCAGGTATATCTATTGTTGTATCCCAACTATTAACAATATCTAATAAAAAATAATAGATGTTATAAGGATGTTTATTATAAGGAGGATCATAGTAAACCAAATCTAATTTGGGTATTTTTTTAACCCATTCATTTGTATCCATTTGAGATAGAACTACTTTTTTAGTTCCTTGTTTTGAAAATATGGGATACGGTAATTTAATCAAACCAGTAATTCTATTTAAATCAATTTCTTTTTCTCCTCCATATTTCCCCTTACCTGACTTATCTTTATAATAGGAACTAAATTGTCCATTAGTATTATTATGAATAGACACTTCAACTAATAAAGGAGCTAATAGGTAATGTTTATAGATTTGTGGAACATTATTTATAATATAATGCATATAAGCGTCTATTCGTTTACCATTTTCATAAGTAAAAAAAACTCTATCTTTTTTTGTTATAGTAGGTTTATGTGGTGACCAATATAATTGAATAAAAGGAACAATCATTTTGTTTCTCTCCCATTCTTTTTCTACAAATTCATTGGCTTTATCAATATATTTTTTAATTTTATTTATAGTTGTTTGACTTGGTTTACTTAGGTAACATTTATTAATAGTATTGGAATAACCCGCTATATCATTTGTATGCAAAAGGCAACTATTATTTTTAAATACTCTAGATAAAATACCAGAACCTGAAAACCCATCACCTATAGATAATTTTTTTTTGGTTTTATTTTCCAAGGTTTTTATAATTTCTTCTATAATACCTACAAATTTTCTTTTATTTCCTAAGTAAGTAATAATTTGTTTTTTATAAAATTCATCATTATTGGAATACATTATAAAATATAGTAGAAATAAAAATTGTTATATAAACTAATTATTGTTTAAATCGTTGTTTCGGTTTATGTAAATAAACTACCCAAAACCATGGATGATCGTAAAATATTTTAATGTTTAAGTTGTTTTTTAATTTATCTACTACTGTTTTTACATATTCAGTTTGATGCCAGTAACTGTAGTAAATATGAACGATGTTTGTATTTTTACCTCTATTTTCAATAATATCTATTTTTTTAATTTTTCCAAATTGGTATTGGTCTAAAACATCAAATATTTGTTTTTTTTTAATGTTTTTACATACCCTTGGAATACATAATGTATAATTGTTAAACATGGATTGATGGATTCTCAACTATCCATATTTATAAATTCAATTTATAAAATGCTGTCTCTTGTATAAGGTTATTATCAACCAAATGCTTAACAATTAAACATTTTTAGAACGAGATTATTATTATAATAATTTACCTGGGGTAGCTGTTAAGAGACATATTATATTATAAAAATCGCTTTAAATTGATTTAAATAAATAAGTTATTAAATAAGTTATAACAAATATAAACAATGAACCGTTTTCAAGATTTATCCAACAATACATACAAGCCAAGAACATTTAACAGAGATATGTCTAATAATCGTTTTAGACCATCCAATAACAGGTTTAAACAACAGAGAAGTGAATCGAGATTTGGGTCTAATTTACCTACAAATTCAAGATGGAAACAAGATGAACAACCAAGAGAACAAAGAAATCATTATAATAGTGGGGGAGGTTCATGGAAAAATACAAATCGTCGTTTTGGTAATAGAAGATCACCACCTCCTAATAATTTAGAACCACATGAACTAAATAGTAAATTTGTGGATTTAAAATCAATGAGTAGAGGTTTTGATGTAATTACAACCAAGCCAAAGCAAAATAAAAAAAAGAAAAAAAAGAAAAAACAAATTGTAGAAGAAGAACAATTAAATAATAATAAACAATTAAATAAAAATACAAATAAGTATGATTTAACTAAACAAGAACAAGATAAATTAAATGAATTAATTATAAATCAGTACAATTATGAAGTAATTGAAGAAACAGAAAGTGAAGGCGAAGAAGAATTAAAAGAAGAAGATTTGGAATGAATTAGTATAAAATAAAAATAATTAATAATACATTTTTTTATATGACTGATACTGAAAATATAGATGAAAATGTTGAGTTAGATGATGAATGGATAAAAGAAATAGATAAAGATGAAAAAATGTATAGTAAATTTTATACAGCTAGTCCTAATTATATCAACTTATACATAACTTATCTGGATACTTCTAATAATATTATTCATATCAAAACACAAACAACTGCTTTAAAAGACAGTATATTAACAAAAACAAAGTTGATATATTACATTAGTAAATTTTCCACCTTTCATAACAAAAAATATCATTGTTCGGATATTGTTAAATATAACATAGATGTAGATTCCAAAACCATAAATCAATATATAGAACAACCAGAGTCATATAAATATTTATCAAATGAAAATAAGTTCGATGATATTTATTGGAAAAATAGTGTTGAAATATTACATTCAATAAATTCTTTGTATATTTTTTACAAACCTTTATCAAAATCAAAAAATAAAGTTAAAAAAACAAAAAAAACAAAACAAAAACATAGAAAAAAAACAAAAAAACAACTTTATTAAAAAATAAAAGAAACTACTTAAATTTAGAAACACTATAATATCATTATGACTATTTATGGTGAAAAAGGACATGTTCTAGAGGGTTGGATAAAGAACCGTTTTAAAAATAATTTAAATTCAACCGATATTCATGATTATATAGTTCAATTAAATTTTCAATTAGTAAGAACACACGATTTACATATATTAAAATATCAATGGAATTATTTATTAACGTTTTTATTTAGTGATACAAGTAAATACCTTGATGAAATTATAACCATCTGTAAATTAATATTGTATACTCGAGACATTGATTATGGAAAAGGGGAGAGAAAGCTATCGTATATGTTGTTATTAGAATTATACAACCATAATCAAGAAATAGCTATAATGTTGTTTGAAAATTTTGTAGCGAAATTATCAAATAAAACAACAATAGGATGTTGGAAGGATGTGAAACGATTTTCACAATATATTTATGATGAAACCAAAAATCAAAACCATCCTTTTATTTTGTTTATGATTGAGATTTCTAACATTTATTTAACAGCAGATCATAAGCAAATAACTCAAATATATGAATTGTTTAAAGATAAAGATAAAGAAAAAATAAAAAAATATATACAAAATAATGTGGAATTACATATGGTAGCAAAATGGTTACCAAGAAAAAGTTTAAATAATAATAAATATAGTTGGTTATTTAATAAATTGGCCGATAATATGTTTAAGCATTATTTTAAAACGATATACAAGGGTAAAGGAAATGTTGATTATAAAAAATTAAGAAAAGCTGTAAATAAGTCTGAAATGAATTACAGAAAAATGCTATCTTTTGTAAATAAACATTTAAATGTTGTTGAGATATTACAAACTTCTCATAATACAAATAAAATAGATTTTACAAAGTTATCAAGTGTTTCTAGGGAGAGATATCATAAATCATTTTTAAAACCATCTGCTAATAATGAATGTAAGAAAAATTATAAAGATTTTATAAGTACAAAAAAATATATTTACACTCATCAACACTTATATGAAATTATTAGAAATATCATAGTAAATAAATTATGGCTTAAAAAAAAAGATGATTTAACAAGAATGATGGTTGTAAAATTATGGAAAACAAAGCAACGATATATTAAAAATATGGAAAATATACCGATCGTAGACACATCCCAGTCGATGAATGGTATTCCATTGTATAATTCTATAGGATTAGGAATATTTATTTCGGAACATAATAATAAGCTATTTAAAAATAAATTATTAACATTTGGAAATAAGCCTAAATTATTAGAATTTACAGATAAAATGGATATATGTGATAAAGTTAAATGTATAGTAACTGATAATATTAATGTTAATAGTGATCTATATAGTGTTTTTAATATGTTGATTGATACGGTGAAACGATATAAATTGTCAGTACATGAATTAAAATCATACTCATTAACTATTTTATCCGATATGCAAATAGAAGATAATGTAGATATAAAAAATCCATGTATGTATAGTAATATAAAAATGATGTTTGATATTGCTCAAATAGATATGCCTCAAGTTATATTTTGGAATTTAAAATTACATAATGGATTTCCTGTTTCTACGATTCATGATTATACAAAGATTTTAATGATTTCTGGTTTTAATGAAAACCAATTGTCTATTTTCAATAGTGTTAATACAAAAAACATGAAAAAAGAAAATACAAAAAATATGAAAAAAGAACATACAAAAGTAAATAGAAAATATAATTTATTGTTTGATATTTTGGATAATAAAAGATATAGTGTTGTAAATAAAGAAGTAGTGAATATTTTATTATTATAATTAATAATTAAAATCAATAAAATTATTAATTATATGAGTAATTTTATAAATATAATAAATGATTTTACAAATTTAAATAATATATATGAAGAAGAATTAATGAACAATATAATAGAAATGAGTATGAATGAAGAAGAGAAATATAAACAAATTTTATCAAAAAAGGGAGAGAAAGACCTGACACACGTTGAGTTTCATTCTGATACCTTTTCTATGAAAGAATGTCCTATTACATTAAAAGAGTTTAATGAAGGAGATATAGTAACTCAACTTCCCTGTAAACATATATTCGATAGTAGCGGTATAATAACTTGGTTAAAAGAAGAAAAAGCAAGTTGTCCTATATGTAGAATGCCTTTAGATTCAATAGAAGTTAAAAATAAAGATGCTTACGATATAAGCAATCAACCGTTTCAAACCAATCCATTATCGTTGTTTTCAAATATTACGATTGATTTATCATTAAATAGTGAATTATTACAACCTTATACAAGAAATTATAATATTGAATCATTTCAACCATTAACGCTTGGGGATGAAGAAGATGATTTTGATTTTTATAATTCTTTACAATTTTTTCAAGATACGGAGGGTATAATAAATGAATTTAGAACGGTTATTCAACATTTTGATTTATGTGGTAATATCATAGAATAAAAATTATATTTATTTTATGGTATTGTAAATTTATATATCATCCCAATTAATTACTTCTGCTTGAGTTATATTTTTATTATTTTTCTTAACATCATCATTATTCATTTTAATAACAATGTTAGTATCTTCAAATATATCTTCTTCATTTGTAAATTCAATACCAGTGTCTTCTTCTTTTTTCATTTCATCATCTATTTCTTTCCAGATATATTGTGTAATTGATTTTTCATTTCTTAATTGTTCATATTGATATTCAGAATAAACATATAATAAATCTACCTTTTCCTTTTTATTTGGAGCAACTACTTCCCATTCTCTTTTACCAACCAATAATATTTTATTTAATGCTATTTGGTTATCTCTTTTATTTCTTCCACGAAATTTTCTTCTTAAGACACATAATCGTTCTACTCCATCATTACATATTACACCTACATTTTGACCTCCATATATATTTGTAACTCTTGCATATATTTCACAAGGTTCTCTATGATTAGCTAAGCGTAATGTTTTACGTATTGGTACATCCTTAGCAAATTTACTTGCCATTTTTTTGTGTTTACTTCCTCCTTTTTTATTTTTAACCATGATTATTAATAAAAATACTTATTAATTATATTTTTAAATCAATTTTATACACAATATGTTATTTGTTGTATAGGAATATATAATGCTATGTTATAAACATTGAAACATTCATTAATAGTAATAGGTTTTATTGATTTAATGCTTTTCATTTGTGTTTCTATAGTTTGTTCATCCGGTTCATATCCATAATTATCATAAAATTGTTCTAGTAAATCATCATTGGGAAATTGTATTTCTTTTTTTTTAAAAGAAGCCTTATACGTATTAAATATTTCATTCCAATAAGGTGTTTTATTAGCATAAAATTCCCAATTGTACAAATAAGCAGATTTATATCGTTCTATATCTTCTGAAATATATCCAAAAGTTTCGTTCCAAATGGTAACTACATCGGTTTCATCTTTAAATCTAGCCAGTTGGAATGATCCTATCAACGGATTGATTTCATATAATCGTTTTTCTTTTAAGGTTTTATATACACGACTAGGAGAGTTTTCTAATTGTTTTATAAATAATTCATCTTGTTTGTCAAAATTAACTTTAATTGTTTTTTTACCTTTCCAAATAAATTTTTTTAATAATTTAACAATCCATTTATGTTTTTGGTCGGTATAAAACAAACAAATGTCTTTTTTATCGTTTTTTAATTTTAATATGTATAAACTACGATATATTTGTTTTATTTCTGGAGTATCTAATGATTTTAAATAATGAACTGCATTGGGTATATTATCTTTTAGTTTTTCAGCAATAATAGTTGAGCAGTTTTGAGGTTTGTAATTTGAATAATAATGTTGAAATATAGTAACATTAATTATTTGTTTATGTAGAAATTTTACAATTTTAGCAATATATTTAAAGTTTTCTTGTTTCTTCCAATTGTTATATTCTTCATTGATAGTTTTTTCAAATGAAATACATTTTATATAGTAAAAGTCATAATATATTTTTGTAATAAAATTCCATAAAAAGGGTTTATGATAACTGGTGTATAATTCATATGCCCAAAATAAACATTCTTGATACGTATGTTTTGTTTGAAATAATATAGCCAACATGAAACTATATTTTACTTCATCAATATTGTATAATAATTTGGATAATTGTATTGTGTTCATTTTTATGCGTTATATAAAACTATTTATTTAAAATTCAATTTATTTCTAATCCTAATATATAAATATGGTTAATATGTGGTTAGAACACGTTAAAAAAACGCGTAAAATGCTTCCAAGTGGAACAATGTTTAAGGAAGTATTAAAGGCAGCAAAAAAAACATGGAAGAAAGCTAAGGGCGTTACAGCTAAGGCGGTTAAAAAGGTAGGTAAGAAAGCAAAGAAAACACTTAAGAAAGCAAAAAGTATAGCCAAAAAAGCTAAGAAACGAATTATTGGAGGAAAAAACAAAACAAAAAAGGCAAGAAAAGGAAAGAGTAAAAAAGGTAAAAAAGGTAAAAAAGGAAAGAGTAAAAAAGGTAAAAAGAAGAGTATGAAGAAACGTAAATAAATATGTATAAACTAAGTAATAAAATATATAATTTTATTATATATTTTATTATAATATTGATTTTATCGCTGGCTTTTTAAAATAGACATTTTATGGGAAACGGTTTCGTCGTATCGAATTTGTTTTTTAAGATTTTCTTTTATTTCAGCTTTATTTTTATTAATGACGTTTATAATATTTTGAAAAATATTAAGTTCATTTATATTGTTGTTTAAATAGTTGATAATTTTATCATGTGTTTTGCTTAATGATAAACGTTCTTTTGGTTCAGGATGAATATTTATTTCCAATAACATTTTAAATGCTTGTAAAAATTTACTGTTTTCTACTTTAAGTGTGTTTAATACTCGCATAAACATAATAGATAAAGAATAGTTATCCCATGTATCACAATAAGACAAAATATATTTTATAGATTCTTTTGTTCCCATATTAGCATATTTATTTAATTGTTTTACACTAAGATTTTTAAATGTATCATACATTTCATCTGAAAGGTGATGAAATGATTTATTATTTTGCATGTAAATGGTTACCATATTTTCAATTTCATTTTTTACATCTGAATTAGGATGATTAATAATAAAACATAAATAATGAATATCCAAACACCATAACGAATAATCCGGAGCATATACATAAAAATAATTACTTAAACGATCAATATAATCTGGATCATTAAATTTAGGTTTGATATCTTTTTTAATAATGGATAATCCAAAATCAATTATAATTGGAATATCGCGTGATTTATCATACATTATATTTTCACCTTTAATATCGTAATGAATGATTCCATGTTTATTTAGCATATATAATGAAAACAATAAATAACTGTAACCATGAATGAAAGCATAAACAAATTTGTTATCATCAATATTGGAACGTAAAAATTTTTTATAATCATCTCCATTAATATAAGGCAATCGTGCTATTGTAAACTTTTTATTTGGATGTTTTGAAAAAAAACTACAGTTATATTTGTTTGAAACCATTTGAACTACTTTATGTTTGTAATCACAACTAGAAATAATAGGAGCAAAATATTTTTTAGAAAGAGGAATTTTTTTAACCATATTACCTATTTCTATTTCTCGACGTGAAGTTGAATTTTCAACTTGAATTTTTGTTATAAATTTTTTTGTTTTCATTTCCTTTCCTTTACAAGTAAGCCCTGGTTTTAAAACACATCCATAACCTCCTTCACCGATCACCTTTCCTCCTACCATAGACAATTCTTCATCATTATCTTTATTTATACTATCATACGGAAAAATATCAATAATACTCATTTAATATAAACAGTTATAAAAATATAATTTATTATAATTTTATTAAAATATCGTGTTATATGTTTTGTTTATTTAATTGTTTTTTAATTTTATAATAAGCATTATTAAAACCTTTTTTTATTTTTTGTAAGCATTCTTCTTCTGTTAATTCAAATGACCTTAATCTACAAAACTCTTTTTTAATTTCACTTGATATAACCTCATCCGTTTCATTTATAAATTGTTTAAATAGTAAAGAAGCTTTAATGGGTGTTTGTTTAATATACTCTACCATCATAGTAAAGAATTTATTATTTCTTTGAATATAATTTGTTTTTATTGATTTTTGTTTTAATTTACAGATATTATTTTTTTTATTTTTAAAGTAATATCTAGCACTTCTATATATTTTTTCTTCTATATTTCCTTTAAATCCTAAATGAATAATACGTTCTTCTTCTAATTGTATCAATTGATAATTTATAATTTTCCAATTTTTGAACGCTTCTAAAAAGTCATCACAGTTATCTTCACTATGTATTTTTGAGAATTCTTTAATCGAATTCAACAAATCTCTATTAAATTTAAAACGGTATGTAGTTTGCGACATGTTTATTTATGATTAAAATATCATAAATATAATATAAATCAATTTTATATGATTTATTATTTAATATACAAAGTGTATTATAATACAATAAAACAAAGTTATGATAAAATAATAGGATTCGACTCAAAAATAACCGATAATAATTTAATAAATAAGGTAAAACCTATATCTATAAAACCGATAGAAAAGGTTGGACTGACATTACATTCGTGTTTTTATGTATTAAAGCATCCAACCGAAAGTCGTTTTTTAACAGTAGAAGATTTAGATGTAGCATTAAACATATTATTGCCTCTTAATTATACAGTAAACGAAATATTAACTAGAATAGAAATGAAAAGAATGAAACAATTAGTATATGTATTGAATAAATAGTATTAAATTGAATAAATATTAAATCAACTATATTTATTATATTAATAATGCCTACTGAAGATTTAATCCAACAGTATATTGATAGTTTAACACAACAAGAAAGTTTAGCATTGGAAATTGCTAGAGAAATGCTTGGAACCTCATTTGATATGGAAAAATGCATTGGATTTAATAAGTGGTTAAAAAAACAAAATATTAAATCTAAATAATTTATATCATGAGTAGTAAAGAAAATACTGACTTAAAAGTTAAAGAAGAAAAAAATAAAGATAATAAGGAAGAAAAAGATGATAATAAGATAGAAGAAAAAAAGGTAGAAGATAATAAGGAAGAAAAAGATGATAATAAGATAGAAGAAAAGCAAGAATATAATAAGGAAGAAAATGTAGAAGATAATAAGATAGAAGATAATAAGGAAGAAAAAAAGGAAGAAAAAAAGGAAGTTACAGGTAAATTTAATAGTAAAACAGCGGAAAATACTACTAAAACACTTAATAAGGTAAATTTTTCTCGTTCAAGAGAATTATCTGATAAATATGCTGAACGCATAGTAGATAGTGCTGAACGTTATGGTAAATTAATTACTATTGATAAAATAAAAGAAAAATTAGGAGCAGATTTATTTAGAAATTTAAAACAAACTTCATTAAAATATTTTTTTGATTTTGTTTCCAAGTATTCAAATACAAGTATAGATGTTATTAATGATGTGTTTAAAAGTGCTTCTATCGATTTAGAAGAAGATGGATTGGCTGGTGTACTAAGTGCTAAAAATAGAATGAGGGGAAATATATTGTTAATGTTTTTATTGGATCGTTTAAATTTTGCTTTAACAAATGAAGAAACACGAGGAAAATTAATAGAAACTACTGAATTATTACAAAAGTTTGCTAATGAAACGTTTATGGCTATAGTAACAACATTGCAAGAAAATAAACAATTGTTGGAAGATACAATGGAAAATTTTAGACCAATAATCCGAGATTTTATTGTAACGATTGTAAGTTCTGTAATACAAGGTTTAATGGTTGCTATTGCTGCTTCAGGACCCGTTGGTGCTCCAGCAAATTTATGGTTTCAAGGTTCAAAAGTGGTAAATGAAGTAGCACCTAAATTAGGACAGTTTGCTGAAAATGTAGGTAATATTATTGATAAATATGATAAAATGTTAGCAAGTTTAAGTGAAAAGGGTGAAGGACCATTACAACGATTTAAAGAAATAAAAGAAAAGATTACAGGATTTACGGATATGATTTCGTCCGTTCAACAAGATGCTGCATTAATAAATGCTATGGGTAAAAATGTATAAAATAAAAATAATAGTTATATTTTTATTTTATTGATTTGTAATATTTATTGTTTATTACATTTAATTATTTTAAAATCCTAGGTTTTTAAACATACTAAAACTCATATTTTTTTTAGTTGTTTTATCAGAGAGTTCATCCGTTCTTTTTACGTTAAAGGGAATCATTTCACTTAATTTCCCCATATAAATATACTTATTTGCTACATCTACAACATTATCATTTTGTTTTTTACTTGATTTTTCATATCGTTTATCTATATTTGTTTTTAGTTTGGCAAATACATCATCGTCTACATCATCTAGTTTTTCCATATCTTCCTTCTCCATTTTTTCTTGCTCTTCTTGCCTTTTTTTCTCTTCTTCAGCCTTTTCCTTTTTCTCTTTGAGTAACTTTTTCCTATCAATATACATATTTTTACACCTACAATTCTTTACATATTTTCTACACATAGTCTCTAAGTATTCATAACTTATTGACTTGTCTGCCCAATATTCAAATCCTTCTTTATATTTATTATAACGCATAAATGCTACTCCATCTGGAGTATAATCCGAGATATATACTGTTTCAGATGGATTGCCACTAATATCTTCTATCTCATCAATATTATATTTATCTTCATAATTTTCATCTACTTCTGATTCGTATCCTTCATCATCCGATTCTTTACTATTTGGGTTTGGATCATAGATTAATGTTCCAACAATTAGCGTTGATAATAACAATCCAAATAGTATTACATTTATAGCGAATGCCAAACGCAAGGTATTAACAATTATAGGAATATTATAAACCCAACCAACAAAACCAATAGTAAATGGAAGCACCGTATTTAAATAAAACTGTTCAGGATAGTGTGTATAATATTCAATTGTAAAATCTTTATAGAATTTAATCGTTTCAGTCATTTTAGAATTCATTTGCTTTTAATAAAAAAAAGTGGTATATTATATTTAAATCAATTTAATATATTAATTAGAGACCATTTTAAGTCGCAAATCCATTAAATCAGTTATTTCTTGTGGTAAATAGGGAACTTTATATTTTATATAAGAAGGATTGGATGGATGTAAACATATCAAATACATATCTTTTATTGTTTTTCCATAATTTTTTTCCAATAAATATTTGTATGTATTTAATTGTAAAGTATAATGCCAAAAGTTAGAATCAGGTAAATGATTTATAGATTCAGTAGTAGAGCATTGCCATGGATTGTGTTTTTTTATTTCTTTTGACCGTTTCCAATCGCATATATCAAGCGTTCCATCTGGATTTTCATATATCATATCAATTGAACCGGCTAATTTCAATTCTTTATCATAGACCATCCATTCCGTTCTGTATGGTTTTAAATTAGGATGTGAGTTATGAAATTTCATAAAATAAGCAAATTCAATAGAATTGTTTTCAACATTATTATTATTGTAGAAACATTCAATATCGAAATGCATTTTAGTTCCGGCTGTAGATGCTTCCACTCTATTTTTTTCCCATATATCTTTTATTTCTTGCTTTGTTTTTCCATAATATTTGTTATTGGGCCATTTGGGTGAATTCATCATTTTATCAATAATTTTATCACTATCAAAATGTTGAAAATGACTGTGGTTCCAAGTAGTTACAGATGTAAAACTACTATCCCCGTCAATTGTGTAAATATGTGGCCCTTCATCAAACGTAATATGACTATCTCTTTCATGAGGGTATTTTTTAGTTAAATATTCTAGATTCATAGTTTCTATTTTATGATAATTAATGATAATTAATAATTATTATAAAATAATATATATTTAATTCAATTTACTTAATACTTCTTTCATTTGTGATTTTAGAGTTTCAACATCATTTTTAAGTGATGTGTTTTCTGTTTCCAAAGTAGTGACTTTAGTATTTAATTCTTTAATGGATTCGATTAATAATGAAACTAAATTTCCATAATTGACAGATAAATAATTATGTTGACCACCTCCTTCATTCACTACTTCTGGAACAACTTGCTCGACTTCTTGAGCAATTAATCCAATGTGTTTTTTTGTTTCATTATTTACATCATTTCTATTATATCGCACGCCTCTTAATTTACTTATAGTTGTTAATGGATGTTGTATTGTTTCAATATTAAACTTAAGACGCTTATCAGAATAATTAGCTACTTCACCAGGAAAAAGTGTTAATGTATTAGAATTACCAATGGTTATTTCATGATCACAATTATCAAATATAGTTTTACTTTTATTTGTTAATGTTTTAATATCTCCTTCGATTTCTATTGTTCCACTAATATCCATGGTGTATACATTACCATTGAATTCTTCTGTTCCAATGGCAAATCGTATATTATTACTAACATCTGTATTGTATCCAAATGCTGTTGAATAAGATACTCCACTTGTATCTATATTTGTCCCAAATATATAATTTGAAGAACCGTCTCTAAGTGTATTATTAAATCCTGATACAAAGTTATGTTGATTTTTGTTTGGAGAAGTAACTATTTCAGTATCAATAACATTATTAAATTCACCAAATACGATTGATTTATTTATATTTGTTTGATGTTCTATACCTTGTATAAAACAATTGTTACCAAGATTAACATTATTCGAACCAATATTAAATGTATAGTTTCCTCTATTATTATTATTATCCCCAAATACATTTGATTTGTTACCAACAAAACGGTTACCATCACCAAAAACAACGGTATTTTGTGATATATCTTCTTTGATATTATTGCTACCAGAAATCAAATAAGGAATTGTAGTGCTACTAATATCTAATGCTGCTGCTACTGTAAAAACATTAACACCAATGCCTTTTTCGACACTAATAATACCATTTGTAGGACTATTAACATTGTCTCCTAAAAAAAGAATAGAATTATTAACATATATATTATCGCTTCCAAAAATAGAATTACCAATAATAGAAAAGGTATTTTTAAATATATTAGATGTAACATTGGCTCCAATTAAAGTATTTGTAGGTTGATAAACACCACCAACAACATCTGCTAAAAATTGACCTGCAGCTCCTGAATCAGCATCCGTTTTTAGTAAAATTTCAGATGGAACAGTCACTCCATTTTGTTTTATATATAATTTTGTTCCATCAAAAATAAGTGTACCATCATTCAAGGTATTAAAGTCAGTAGAATTTGCTACAATTGAAGTGGAATTTCCTAATATTATAAAATCACTTACTCTAGCTGCTCCAGAAATATCTAAAGAAACACGTTCATTACCAAAAACAGCACGTTTCGTCGTTTGAGCAGGATCATGGTTAATTAATACAGCAGAGTGTCCAGATGTTCTTGTTAAAATAGACATAGGTATATTTGTATTTTGTGAAACATCCATCGTATTTGTAAATACGGTTCCTTCATATGTAGGTCGATAGTTTTCATTATTAACAACAAAAGCCATACCTGCTTCTGCTCTTTCTCCGGTTATGTCATCATATCGTTCATAATAAGTAATACCTGTTGCATCGGTTCCATCTCGTTCTTCATTTAAACATATACCAGGTAACGTTTCTTTAACAATCTCATTATTAAAAACATTCGTTGTATTTTTTCCAAAAGACAATCTACAAGATGGTGTATATGTTCCCAAACCAACAAGCAAATCACTAGCAAATGAAGATATTGTGGTAAATTCTACAACATCTTCATCAGCATCCGTTAAACTAAATACATTACTTTGATTAAAGGATACAGATTCATCAGAACGATACTGTCCCTGTGAACCATGTTTAGACATATTTTGAATAGAAGTCATTATTTATATATATAAATAATATTTAATAATTACAATCTTTATCAGATTTTTTTTCTCATTATAATTTTACTAGGCAAAGCATTGAAATCGTAAAATTTATGTAAATAAATTTATATTTAGATAAATTAAAAATGGTTTATAATATCGAATTATCATTAAAGTTAAAACAACAATCTAACATAACATCAACTATTAATAGTATTATAGAAGATTCATATAAATATTCTTGTAATAATCATTATGTAAATTATGAATATATTTATAAGAAACGTGTTGTAATTAGAAATAGTTGTGTTATTAGTTTAACTTTTGATGATAACCCTAGAGATATAAGTAAATTTATAAGAAAAATAAAGAAAAATAGAAGCATAAATATAGAATGTGTTTCCTATGAAGATACTATTATTGATTTATTATATGCTTCAAAACAATATTTAAATATTATGGAAAAGTCACAAATGAAAGAATATTTGGAAAAAAAGAAAAATGGTCTATTAGACACAACTTCTATAATTATGACTGAAATATATAAAAAAGCTTAAATTGATTCATAATTTAAACCTTGTTAGAAAAACATACAAAATGAATACAATTACAACAACACAACAATACAACGACATGATTAATACTGAATCAATTGCTTTAATTCAATTAAATGATTTATTTGGTTATGTTATTGCTTATACGGCATATTATTTATGTGTGTTATTGATGCTACATTCTGTTTATATGGATATGAAACAAGGTATTTTCAGTAGAAGGCCTACTCTTGCTTATTATTATGAGGATAGAGATTATATATGTAACTATTTTGGAAAGTTTGTTGCTTCTTTATTTTAAAAACGTATTATAAATTTAATTATTTTTTACTTTTTTTCTCTTTATTTTTCTTTGTTTTATTACTATTTTGTTTGTTTGATTTTTTTGTTTTATTACTATTTTGTTTCTTTGCTT